TGATAGTCGGATTCGTTGTCCGGATTTGAGGAAGTCATTTATTTCGCTCCCGCTTGAGCTGCTGCGCGCTTTTCGGCACGTCGTCGGCGCTGATAGTCGCGACGCCATTGGATGTACGATTCTTTGCGGTGGCCGATATCGACGCAGGCTTTGCAGACTCGCGCGATGCTGCCCGCTGGGCAGCGTCTTGTATCCGGTATTGGCCTCGTCGTAGATATGGCCAAACTTGCGGTGCGTCTTTACCGAATTGTGGTGACGACCCTTATCTGCGCAGTCGTTATTGTTCGCCTCGGCGTCACCTAGGAAGAGGTGGCCCGGGTTCCAGCACCGGCGCTCATCGCAGGTATGGCAGGCAAACTGTTCTGGCGTGAGCAGAACGCCCCGGGTGAGCTCGAACACCTTGCGATGGACGGCAACGTTCTGGCCCTCGAACGAGGTATAGCCGTATCCCTTGTGGTTGCACCAGCCGGTCCAGATCCAGCAGCCGTACGGCGTCATGGTTGACCGCGCCATGACACGATTGAACCAGGCGGCGAGATCCGTATCCATGCTTACGGGGTCCGATGTCATAGCTTCAGCTCCTCCCATCGGGGTCCAATCTTCACCGGACCCTTGCACGAATTGTTTGGTCTGCCGATGTTCTTGATGATTCCGCAAACCTTGCAGTGCACGTAACGGATCGGCGGTCGCGGCCCGACCCATTCGTGTGACTTACCGAGAACCGTTTCCGATGACGGATGAACATCAGTCACAATGGGTGCAACCATAACGACCTCCTTGACGGATCTGGAATCGCATCTGAACGGCGAAACGGGAGATGAGATAGCGAATGGCCGCCTCGATCGCATCCCCGTCATCGATCTCACTCAGGGCGGTGTAAGCAATCAGGAACTTCCTGCATAGGGGGCAGTTTGAGGCGCCGAAATCTTTCCCGGCTCCGGCAACGATGGCCTCCCACTTGGCGATGGAACCCTTCAGCGCGGCCATCGTCTCAGCGTCCATCGGCACCGTCTCTGGAGTCATGACTTCAATCTCCACTCATAGGCATCGCTGTACCGCGTGGCGGCGCCGTAGGAACCGAGCATGCGCCCTTCAATTACCCCGCGATTCCAGAGCGCGACAAGTGTTGGACCGAGCGTCCCAGCGGGGGCTCGACGCCACTCGCTTTTGTCCAGGGCGGCCAGCAAATTACGCTGGCGCGGACTAGCCTTCAGCTTCTGATCTTCGGACGGAAGCTCGGATTTAGACATGAGTCGCTCCTTTGCGTGCGACCACCACGGTGCCTTGGAGGAACCGCCGTTCCCAGGTGAGGGCGATGTAGTAGAAGAATTCTTCGCTGTGTCCATAGCGTTTCTCTTTCTCGCGAGAGATTGTGTCCATGTACCCGTGACAGGCCTGACAGAGGTCAGCCGTCAGGAAGTCATGGACCTTGATGCCATAGCCGCCGCCCAACTGCAGGCGCCGCACGCCCGTATAATGCGCTCCGACCACGCCTTCAGTGTTTCCACAGCGCACACAACATTGATCGCGGGATGCGGCCAGCAACTTCGGTGAGCGAAAAGTCATGCCCGTCTCCGATTGGCTGATTCGGTACGCCAAACATCCAACGCGATCGTCTCAAGGTCCCGCTTGGCTCTCAATGTCTCAAAAGCGGCCATGGCGTCGACATAGCGCTCATCCGCTGCCTCTGTTTCCTGATGCACTTCCGCCAAGGCCTCCCGCTGGGCCACCGGTCCTTCGGCCGCGAGGAAGTGTCGTTTACGCACGCGCTTGCGCAGGATCTCGGAACGCTCCAACTCGCCCTTGGCCTCACCGATAGCATCGGAGGTGTCCCTCAAGTATTCGAAGGCGCCTTCGGCGCGGGCGTCCGTGATCATGCGGCTTTCCTTGCGCGGATCTTCTCAACCAGATCGGCCAGCTCGCCGTTGAAGCGGTCCACCTCGGCGGCGAGCTTCTTGATGTATGCATCATCGCGGAATACCCGCTTGGCGAATAACGGAAGCTTCGGCCAGTAGGAGACAAAGTCGACCCAATCCCGCTCGGCAACCCACAGTTGACCCTGGCACTGCGCCTTATGCGCGGCCGGAAGTTCGTCGTAGTCGAGCACTTCGCACTGCAGGTGCGCGAGTTTCGTCTTGATCTCCAACATCCCATCGTTGCCGATGAGACTGTCGGGGCTGCAGCCCTTGTTGCCGTTGCGAATGAAGCCGACTCGGGTCGTCTCCAGATCAGACAGGAAGACGTACATATCGCGCGCCTCGGCTTCCATCTCCTTGCCGCGCTCCATGTGGTCATTCGAGTAGTTGTACATCTGCTCGCCGGTCAGAATCTCGCCTGCCAGCTTGTACAGATAGGTTCGCCGGGTCTTCGACTCACCTCCTCCTCGACCCGACGCTTGAACCGTGTCGAACTCGGATGCCGTGGGAATGCCGAGACGGCACTCAAACCACTCGGGCGTCCCCTGTTCGCAGTCGAATACTTCGATCATCGCCGCTTCGCCTGAAGAAGCTGAATGACGGTGTCGTAGTTACACGCGAGAATCTCGCTGAGCGCGTTAATCTTCCACAGTTTCATGAACTGCTGCTGATTCGCGTTCACTTCGGTCATCAATGATCGGATGTTCGCCAGTTGCTCTTCGGAGACCAGTTTCTGCGCGGTTCCCGGCGAGTTCCCATCCTTGTCTCCTTCGCCCACGGCCACGTTGAAAATATCTTTCAACAGATAGCGACGTCCGTAGCTATCGGCGGCTCCGGTTGCGTGCGTCTTGGTCATGACGTCACCACCTTTTGCTCCCTTGCCATCGGCGGGCATATCCTTATAAAACCCGGTTTCCTTGTGGCCCTCCCGATGGCGGATGGTCGCAACAATGCGCACATGCTCCGGCTTATCGGTGACTCCGTCTCCGAAGCTGATGGAGAATCCGTGCTTCGTGTAGATCGGACGCAGCGCGCTATCGAGCTTGGCGTACGTCGCGTACTTACTCTTGGTCTGCGGGTTGGTCGCGTTGGCAGAGACTGGCAACATTTCTGCCTGGCAGTCAGCCATCGCCGCGTTGAAAGCGGCTTCTGCGATCTCCGCGCGAATCTCCTTCCGAATTGCCATCAGTTCGCGAAGCTTGGCGGTATCAACGGCCGGATCGCGCGAGGCCCGTTCAAGCACCTGGAGGAGTGCGGTTGACTCACTAACGGGCGCAATGTCCTTTCGCTCGTTAACCTGACTCATGTCAATTACGGAGTTCACTCTTCCACCTCATCGGGTTCGTATGCATCCTTGGGCGCGTACTTGCGTCCCAGTTCCTCAATTCGCCAATCGGGCATCTCGACCCAGTCAAGAGCGTTCTGGCGGATAACTGGGTCCAATTCCATCGCCGGCTCGACCTTCGCGCATTCGCGAAGACGACGCTCTTTGTGAGCCGCCTTGGCGGTGAGGAAGTCGGCGCTCATGATTGCCCGGTATGCGGGGCCAACTGTGCCCGCTGGATCTCGATCTCCTTTAACCGAGTCTCGAACTGGCTGCGCAATTCGATCTCGATATTGGAGAGCGTCGAGAGTTGGCCTTCGACCAAGGCTTCGAGTGGTATCGGTGGGAATTCCACATCAACGTATTCACTCACGCGCGTGTAGTGTGTGTACTTCACCATGGCGTCGCCGCCATTCTGGTCGTAGGCTGCGGTAAATCCTTGGGGTGACTTGAATAAGGCGACTTTCACAGATCACCCCCGCCACCATGTGGTAACCGACTCAACAGCCGCTCGATCTCAGGCAAGCGCTCGCGGCCTTTCGGCGTCAGTGCGGTGATTGAGAAGCCGCCGCCGGGACCCTGAGCGTGTAGGTCCCGGCGGTCGGCATCTGCGCCAGAGGGAGGCATGGCGGCAGATTCAATGCCCAAGCTATTCGGCAAACTCCCCTTGGGCGTAGGAGCGCAAATGCCAGCGTCTACGGTCGCTGTGCCTGCCTGATTGCGGTCGGATTCGAGGGGAAGCGCTTTCAACACCGTCACCACGAGGTTGACGTAAGGATTGAGTGGCAGGCCATCCATCACGGCGCGCAGTTGGTCGATCTGCGCGTCCGTGAGGTGGAGTTCGATGCGCGTGCGCTTCTGACGGAACAGGTTGGTGAGACTCATGAGCGGATTTCTCCGTGTTGAATGAGGCTGTCGATCATCCAGTCATAACCGCAGAACCCGGCCGACTTCTTCAGCAGTTTCCTTTTCTCGTCAGCCTCGATGACCTTGACGGTCACTGCGGCCCGCCAGCCATCGCCGAAGTTGTAGGAGTGATAACCAACCAACTTGGCGCACTTTTCCTTCAGATCACGGCTGGAGAAGCTTTTGACGCGCGCGTAGAGGGTGTCCTCGCCAGACCACCTGCCATTCCACGAGTTGTTATTCGGCATGGAGAGCACGAATGCGAAGTGCATGCTGCCGCGAGGACGGATTTCTACGGCTGGCTTCAAGACAGCATTCACGTCCGTTCCCCCGCAAACAGCCGCTGTATCGAGGCCGGCGTACGCGACTCAGGCTTGCGGCGCTCGAAGCGCGATTCGGTCGCGTGGTAGATCGCGGCCATCAGTGCTGCGCCACCGAGCATGCCGATCAGCAGGGAGGGCGCATCCATCACGCAGCCTCCTCGGTGATATCCAGCCACTCGCATCCCGGCGCTTTCATGTCGATCAGGATCTGCACGACATCTTCCGCAAACTTCGCGAGCGACTTGTCGCGAGCGGCGTCGGCGG